TGAACGGCTCGAGTAAATCGAGTTTGCGCTGCGTGTCGTCGAGGCCGAGGCTAAACCACTTCCAGAGATACGCGACGACGTCCCAACCGTTGTCGAGGCCCCATTGGATTTGTTGCGCGGTGACCCCCGGCGGGTAACCCGCGGGCGGGTCGATCGACTGTACGAAGAGCACCCCCGGGCCGCCCTGGTTGAGCGCATCCCATCGACTGTCAGGCGCGCCGGTCCAGTTGGACACGTCAAAGCCGCGGCGCATTTATCGCTTGCCTCCGCTGGTCTGGATTTGCGCGACCGCGCGGCCGATCCGTTCGGCTTGCGCCGCCATTGCGCTGTAAGCCCGCCCGGTGCCCGCGATCGGCGCCGACGTGAACCACACGCGCAGCAGCACATTGCCGACGCCGACCACCGCCGCCGAGATGCTGGCCACCGTGAGCGACGGGTCGTTATGGGGCTCGGCGAAGAAACTCCCGACCCCAATCACCGTCAGCACGCCGTTGAGCCAAACGGTCTTGGACTGCCACCACGGTTTAGGGGCGCTCGGATCGTCGATCGGCTCGGGCATACCGCGCCCGGAGTAGGCCGGTTGTGCAGACGTCTGCACGTTCGCCCCGGCGGGCGTCGGGGAGTCGCCTACGCTGCGCGGATGGCAGCTCGAAGTTCCCCGGCCGTTCGACGTGCCGCCGGGGCCAGCCGCCAGAAGGCGAGCCATGCATGTGCAGGCCGCGACTTCACTCGGAGATAGGGGAGTGTGGCCTCGAGCATCACGGCGGCCCGTTTACCCGTGAGCGTCCAGTTGTAAGCACGGCGCCGGTCTCGGGGGTTCCACGGGTAGATGCGACCGCCGAAGGTTTCCTCAAGCCAACTAGCGAGGTCGGCGTTTGTCGTCGTCACACGCAGCCCCATCCAGTAACGCAGAGGGGGACAAACGGGGCTCGCTGTAAGACATCCCTCGCCGTCGATGAGCCCTGCGAGGTACGCCAAATCAGTAGGCGAGGGTGGCACTAGGACAGCTTCGCACGTCTGCACACTCCGCTAGACGGCCGCCGGAGCGGCGTTTGATTGTGTGGGCCGAGCGCCGCCGGTGCAGCACCTACACAATTCGTGTTTTTGGCGCTAGAGTTGCCGCTCGCCTGAAAGGATCTCCCGCCCCCCTCATGCGCTTTGTACGGTTCCGCAGCTGGCCAGCAGGCCTCACACTCGCGCTCGCCCTGTTTGTGCAGACGTCTGCACAACCCGCGGCGGCCGCACCTTCCGAAATGGTCGTTTTCGTGGGCGGCCTCGGCTCGACCGCGGCCTCGACGCAGGCCGCCTTTACGCCGCTGTCCGACCAGCTCGGCGCGCGTGGCATTTCGAATTTCAGCGCCTTTGACTATGGCGCCGCGGGCTCGTGCCAGCCGCTCGGCCAGTCGGTCGCGGCGCTGGCGATGTACCTCGAGCAGCTCCGCGCGCAGCACCAGGTCGACCGCGTGATCCTGGTCGGCCACTCGAACGGTGGCGTTGTCGCCCTGTTTGCATTGGCCGCGGCGCCCGACCTGGCCGGCTTCGTCGAGCGCGTGGTCCCCATCGACGCGCCGCTCGAGGGGGTCAGCGGTACGGAATTGCTGAGCTACGCATTCACGCGCGGCGCCTGTCCCGCGGCGAGCGACCTTTTCGACCGCAGCACCGCGCCGGGCTGGTCTGATTATCTTGGCCAGCTCGAGGCGTGGGAGCGCGGCCTCGGCGTCGACGTGCGGGTGGTCGTCAACACGGTCGATATCGCCCTACAGCCGGTGCAGCAGGAGATCCCTGGCGATACGCCTTACGTGTTCACGGCGACGGACCCGTCGGACGCATGGACCAATCACTCGGCGCTACTCAGACCGGCTTACGCGCCGCTGCTCGCGCCGATCGTCGCCGGGGGCTAGTCGGGCGGCCGGAACGGTGTACCCGCCCCCGGTGCACCCGCCGCGACAAGCCGCGCCAAACTAGCAGACCAGCCGCCCGACCGTCGCGCGATCGCCGGCGCGCGCCGGTTTGTGCAGACGTCTGCACAACACAATCGCGTTTCAAACGCGAGAGGCGCCGGGGCTTCGATGGTTTCCCACCGGACCCCGGCGCCATACTGGCCACACATGGCCGCCGATCCATTGCCACCCTCCGCTCACGCTCGCGTGCGGGCGGTGCTGCGCCGCGCGGCGCGCCGCATCCTAGCCGAGCGCGTCGCCGCCGAGCTCGTCGCGAACAGTGACGAACGTCAGCCGCGAGGCGCCGCGGACCTTCCCGCCGCCGGGCGCGACGACGACGCGGGCGAGCACGGCGGTAATGATCTCCCGTCGATCGGCCAGCGTTAGCGCGTCCCAATCGGCCGAGCCGTTGAGCGTAATGCCGTCCCCGACCGCACGGGCGGCGCGTTCGAGATCCGATGCCCGATCGGCCGCCGCGTCGCGTTTCTCGCGCAGCTCGCGGAGCGACTGTTGCGCGCTGGCCTCGTCGAGCACGCCCGCCGCGATGTAGCCGCGGATCGCGGTATCGAGCGCGGCCTGTGCCGCATCCACCGCGGCCCGCGCCTCGATCAGCTCCATACCGGGCCCCTCTGTCTCGGCGTCGTTGGCCACCAGCTCGCGCACGTAGTCGGTCACCGCCTGGTCGGCCAGCGCGGCGTCGATCGCCACGCGCCGCGAGCAGACCAGGCCCGGATTGCAGCGGTACAACCTGAACGATTTACCGAAGCGCGTCGTTTGTGTGCTGGCCAGGAGCGAATGCCCGCACGTGGCGCACCTGAGCAGCCGCAGGCCTGAGAGCAGCAATTCGGATTTGCGCCCGGGCGCCGCTTTGAAGGCCTCGCCTTTCTGGCGGCCGATGCGCTCGAACGTCTCGAGGTCCACCAGCGGAGTATGCGAACCCGGGTTCACCACGTCGCCGAGCGTCAGCTCGCCCAGGTAGGTACGCGAGTGCAGCAGTGTCCGCGTGTTGCCGATCGACCGAACAATGCCATTTGCAGCCATGAAGCCGCGAACGGCCGACCAGGAGGCGCCGTCGGCGCGCATCGCGAAGGCCTCGCGCATCACCGCGGCCTCGGCCTCGTGCAGCACCACGCGGCGGGTGGCAGGGTCGCGGCGATAGCCAGGCGGCAGCGCGCCCACCGGCACGCCCGAGGCGATCGCCATAGCCGCGGTGCTGGCCAGCCGCTCACCGACCGACCGCGCGTAGTACTCGGCGACGGCGCCCATGAGCGTCGAGCTCAACCATTGCGCGGCCGTCTTTTCGGTGACTTCCCCGAAGTCCAGCGCCAGCACGCGCCCGCCCGCCGCCTCGACGCGCTGTACGACTTCGGCCTGAACGCGCAGATTGCGCACCAGGCGGTCGAAGTAGGCCACCACGAGCACCCGCGCGTGCCCCGCCTCGATCGCCTCGACCGCTTGGCGGAGGCCGTGTCGCCTGGCGAGGGGCAGCTTGCCCGAAATGTCGATCTCTTGGAAACACTGCGCCAGCTCGGCGCCCTGGCGGCGGATCTCGGCCGCGATGCGGTCGCGCTGCTCAGACGGTGACTTGAAGCGCTCGGCTTCGCGCTTGCCTTGCTGTGAGACGCGGATCACGCCGACGGCGTAGGTCACACCGGCGCGGGCGCGGGTCTGCACACTGGTTACTGTCATATGGTGCGTATGCTATTCGGCAGCGGTGCGATATGACGGTAACCAGGCGTTGCAATCGCGTGACAGTTTGAATAGCTATTAGCGAGTCAGGCGCCGACTTGAATCGTTCGGCCGCGAATCAGCAGCACCAGGAACGCCAGCGGCACCAGGAGGTCTATCCACTCGCCACGGTTGGGGTTGCGTCGTCGACGCCGACGCGCCAGCGCCCGCATGGAGATGCCGCGATGCCTCTCGGGAACCTCGCTGATTCCGCGAGCGGCGCGCCGCATCGAGCGCACGCTGTAGGCCTCGAGGCGGTCGAGCGGGCCGCGGGTCGGGCGGGGGTTGGCGCCTCGGCGCATTGCGTCGTAAACGGCTTTCTGCGCGCGATCGCGCTGGCCGGCCGCCTTCATCACGCGCACCCTGGCGCTCGTGCGGTCGTCGTAGCGGTAGAGGTCCGCTGTGCGGTCGTAGCGGGCTTCCTCGCGCAGCATGGCGGCCTGTAGCTTGGCGATCTCCGCCGGGTTGCGACGTCGCGCGGGGTTCTCCCAATGCAGGCGGCGACTCAAGCGGGCCAGCTCGCGTATGAGCCGGTCCCGTCGTTTGCGCGCGTAGTGCCGTACCTCGGGATCGTCTGACCCGCGGGCTTCGCGTGAGGCGAGGTCGAGCTCGCGCTGCGCCTGGTCCATTCGGCGCATCACCTTTGCGGCCTCGGCGCCATAAAGCGGGTTGTGCATGGGCGGATTCCTCCGAAGCTGAGCGGGGAGTCGGCCGCGCGGGTGGCGTGAGCGGTAGGCGCGGCGGGCGGTGGCCAGCGCGATCGCGACGGCCTGGTCCTGGTCGCGGCCGGCGTGGATCTCGCGCCGAATGTTGGCGGCGATCGCCCCGCGGGAGTAGCCGCGCACTAGCGGGTTGAACATGCGGCCCTGGTCGGGCTCGTGCCGTACAAAGCGCCCCTCCGATTTGGCGAGGTCGACCTGCCAGCGCACCGCGGCGTCCGATTCGGTGCCGACGGCGCGGCGCCGCCCGCTCTTGCCGAAGTACAGCCGCCAGCGATCGCCCTCGCGCTGGTAGTACACCGGCTCTTGCGTCGGCCGACCGTGGCGGTGGCGCGTCGTGAACGTCAGCCAGTAGCGCTCAGGCATCGGTCACCACGGGAGGTCATCACCAGGTCGCGCGTAGGCTCGAGCTCGAGCTGGCCGCGCCGATCGCGCCGAGCTGCCAGCGCCGCGGCGCCGTTTGGTCCGCTGGCCACCCTCGAGCACAAAGCGCCGGTACTCGCCCGTGGCTGGCACGTAGCGGCGTCCCTGCGGCGTCAGCTCGTAATGCGCCGGCACCAGGTTTGCCGTTTGCGACAGCCACCAGTGAGGCTCGAATGGCGATTCCCCGACCCGCCGCGCGAGCTCCACGATTTCGGCCTCCGACCAGCCCCGCGCGAATGTCGGGCGCACGATGCCCGAGGCCTGCCGACCAGCGCCGCGGTAGTGCGCCTCGCGGGCCGATCGGTGCTCCGCCTCGCGCTCCATGTGCTCGAGCTGATTGGTCCGCAGTTTGGTAGTGCCGATCGACCGCGCCGCGCACGTTCGGCCGTAGCGCGCATGCTCACCAGCTCGCGACTCGAGCTCGACGGTGCGCCGCGGCGCCATGCGTCCGCAACACTGACAGCGCCCGCCCGCGGTGAAATCGTAGACGTGGCCACCGGGCAGCGCGCAGGCCTGCGTATACGGGTTTTTGCACGGGGCCCCGGATCCGCACCGGCACAAGCGCCGCGGGTTGCGGTTCCTGAGCAGCTCGTGGCGCGCCTCGCGCGACGGCTCGAACACGCCGCCCTGGCGCCGTGCGAAGTCGCGGGCGACGTCGGCCGCCTCGGCGTAGCTCGAGAAAGCGCGGCCGACCGGATCGTGCGTAAACCAGCGCGAGTCATTCGCGCTCACGCCGGCCCATTGCGCGAACACCCAAAACGGCTGCCTTTTGCGGTTGGGCAGCTTGCCGCCGCCCGCCACGTGAACCACCGGGTAGGCCGCCGGCGTCTCGGGGAGCGCGAGCTGGCCAGCAGCACCAGGTCGACGACGTCGCGGGTTCGAGAGTCGGCGCAGTGCCGGCCCGCTTTCGCCGCGTGCCTCGCGCCGCTCGACGAGCTCGTCGGCGCACGACTGGCACAACACCACCCGCGGCCCCGACCCGGTCGGCATGAGCCAGCGGACGTCACCCGTGCGGAGCGGCCGACCGCAGGCAAAGCAGCGATCGCCTTTTCGCCGTCGCGGGTTGTACGGGTTGCGTGCAGGCCTGCGGCGGGTACGCCGCGTCGACAAGTACCAGTACCCGAGCGCGACCAGCACCAGCAGCGCCGCGGGGCTCATAGCGTCTCCCGATCGGGTGGCACGGGATCGAGGACGAGCGTCGTCGTCGGTGGCTCCGGCGTGCTGTACGGCATCAGGCCCGTGTAGCGCAGCCCGGGCGCCTGGACGTAGATCCATTCCCGCTCACGTGGGCGGGTCTGCCAGTCGGCAGAGTGGCGCAGCCCCTTGTAGGCTGCCTCGGCGTCGCGCCACCAAAAGCGCGCTTTGTCGCGCTCGCTCGAGAGTTGCTGCCAGTCGGGCCGTTTCAAGAATCGCGCGTCGGCGTTCTCGGCAATGGTCGTTAGCGCGCGGAACATGCGCGCAGTGAGCAGCACCACCCAATCGAGATGCCGATAGATCGACCAGGCCTGTGTAAGCGACTGGTTGAAACGTTTGGCGGAAATGTGCGCGGTCATAATCGCGTCGTCGAGCAGAATCACCCGCCCGGTGAGCTCGCGGCGGTGGCGGTGGACACGCGCGGTCACCATCGTTTCGGCTACGGCGTCCATCGCTTTGACGAACGCGCCGGGCGCCTCGAGCTGGATCCACTCGTCGGTTTTCCACTTGCGCCGGTCGTCGGGGTGCATGCCGCCGACTGAGACAACCTGGTAGCCGTGCTCTTCGGCGATGCGCTGCGCCAGCCGCAACGCGAGCACGGTTTTACCCGTGCCTGGCTCGCCCATGATCGTGTAGAAGCCGAACGGGGCGGCGACCAGGCGCTCGACGAACGGCTCGTAATTCGGCAGCGGGTCGCCCTCGCCGATGGTCGCGAGCCCACCCGGCAGCCGCCAGCCTTCCTCCGCGGCGACGTCGCGCAATGTCTCGAGGCCGCGCTCGAGTAGCCGCCCTGCGCCGGGGCGTATCAGATAATCGGCCGCCAGCGGTAGCGCGTTGCGCATCAGTCGCCCGCGGGCGTCCTGGTCGCCGCGCCGCGAGCGCAGCATGTCGGCGCCGAGCTCGAGCAGCCGCACCGGGTCGGTCATACGGTGATCGGGACCCCCCGCGGCCAGCAAATCCATTGCTGCGGAATGCCGCCAACCTGCACCGCGCCAAACTCGACGCGATGCCACGTACCCGGCTGGCCGTTGCTGGTCGTGCACGCGGCGCCTTCGGTGGCCATCTGCGGGAATACACTCGGCCAGCCTGAGTAGCTCGGCGGTAAGAGCGGCGCCGGGCTGCTCGAGGCGCCGAACAGTCGGGCGCCGCGCGATCGGAGCAGCAGCAGCAGGCCGAGGCCGACCAGGAGCACGGTCGCGGTGTCGGGGTTGCGCCTCACTTGTCGCATTGGGGACAAGCCACACAAGAGCCCCAAAAACGCGCCGATCGTCAAACCGTGGTACATGCGGGCGTTTACGGCACCAGGAGCGAGGCGAAATACAGCGCCAGCGCTGAGGCCACCAGGTCGACGGGCGCGGGCACGTGAAACGCCGCCAGCACGGCGACTATGAGCGCCGCCAGCACCAGCAATCGGGAAAACGTCAGATAGCGCGACATTGGATCTCCCTCCCGCGCCCTCACGGGGCGCCGATCGGCCGCCCTCAAGGACGGCGCACCAGCGACGGAGTGCCGCAGTTGTGGCATGTCACCCGCGGCGGGATCGGATTCGGCAGGCGCACCAGCGCGCCGCACATGGGGCAATTCGGCGCCATGCGCCCCGTAGCGCGGCCCGGGTTCGCGGCAGCCTTCCGAGCCGTCGCCAATCGCTCACCGTGGCCGATGGCCCGCTGGTAGCGCATTTCGGGCGTGTCCGCGGGGTTGGGCCGACGGCTGCGTCGTCGACGGGCGAGCTCGCGCTCTACTGTGCGCGCCATCGACTCGAGTTGCTCGTCGGGGTCACCCGAGGCCCGGTACGCGCGGATTTGTGGCCGCCAGAAGTAGAGGCGCCGCCGCAGTTGCTCGGCCGATTCGCGCGAGTAGTCGCTCGGCCGCGGGTTGCGCTCGAGCTCCGCAGGGTTGGCGCGCCGTGACTCGAGAAACCGCTCGGCGAGCCGCCGCTCGGCGGGATCGGTCACCCGCTCCGCGAGCTGGCGCGCCCGGCCGCGGTTGCCGCGGTCCCACGCCTCGACCACCTGCCGATAGGTCACCCGCCGCGGGTTGTGCTCGAGCCAGCGGCGCTCAGGCGGGCGCTCGGCGTCGGCGTTGAGCTCCTTCACCTGGCGGAATGCCTTACGCCTCACGATTTGCAGCACGTGAGGGGAGTAGCGCTTGTGCTTCGTGTCCCACGCGCGCCAGTAGTTATCCTCGTCGAGGCGCAGCACATAGCGCGGATTGCGCCGCGGTGGCTGGTCGGCCATGAAGTCGAACAGGTCGCGCGAGCCGGTGGCGCGCATCTCTTCGCGGGCGAGCTCGAGCTGCTCGGCGCGACTGAGGCCCGGCGCGAATGCGTCGGGGCGCTCGATGCCGCGGCCTCCGAAGAGGTCCGGCTGCCACTCGCCAGCCCCGCGGCGCTTCTTTTTGCGCGGGTTGAAGAGGCGGATACCGACCAGTGGCGTACCCCCCATCGAGATCTGCTCCCACGTTCGGCCGCGGCGTACTTGAAGGTTGCCCTTGCTCGAGACGCGGAACCACTCAGGCGAGCGGTAGCGCGTCGCCCGCGTCATGGTCGTCACTTGCACCATGCCCGACGGGTGCGCCGCGAAGTGGCGGCGGATCTCGTCGAGCATCTCGGCAGCGCTGGCCATAGCCCCCTCGCCTACTGCGCCTCGACGTCCTGGTCGTTGACGGTGTGCACGCTGACGGTGTGGCCGGCTTCGCGGAGTTTGCGCACTAGCTCGCGCAGCGCCTCTTTGACTTCGGCGTAGCCCTCGTCATAGTCGGCGTCTTTGTGCCCCGCGGCTTCAAGTGTCCATGTCATTGCGTGGCCTCTCCTTTCACCCGACGAGCCCCTGGTCGGGGTCGAATCGCATCGACGAGCTGCCCTGTAGCAGATACACCCGGCCGCGCTCGTCGGCGACCAGGATCCGGCGCCCGCTGGCGTTGCGCCGCAACATGCCGCGATCGCCCGCCTCGTGCTCCCAATCGGCGCCTGAGCGCTCGGAGCTCCGCGGCGTGCGATAGACCGTCGCCCGCTCGTGGCCGATCAGTACGACGTGCTGCGGCGGCGGGCGGCGCTGGTCCGCGTCAAGGTGCAGGATTTGATCGGGTCGGCCGTGAAACCGACGGCTCATGTCCCGCAGTTTTTCGTCCGGGTGGTTCGGCTCGAGGCGCGCCGGATTGCGACGTCGTCGAGCTGCGCGCCATCGGGCTTTGGCCTCTTCCTGTGCCGCGGCGATTAGGCCACCTTTCAGCACGTCCTTAGCGATCTCGCCCACCACGGGCGGCAGCGGGTTTGTACGGCGACGTGGCCAGCTGCGATGCCGTACACCGCGGCGCCGCGGGTTGAAGTCGTAGGTTGACCAATCCGGCTCGCGGTCGTAGAGCTGCTCGGCCTCGGCGCGGGTGGCGCCGTTCGCCATGTAGGCGTCGATCGCGCGAGCTCGCGCCTTCTCGGCCCTGGCCATCATGCGCGCCTCACCGCGCGCGGCCCGCTCGCGCTCGCGGATCTCCTGGCGGCGCCGTTTCTCGGCCGCCTCGCGCTCGGCCCGCTGGCGTGCCTGAAATCGGCGCTCGGCTTCGCGCTGGACGCTCTTCGGAATCTCGACCGTCGGATCGTCGTCGCGTGTGGCGCGTGGTCCAGCGGGCCGCGTAGTGCGTTTTTGGGCACGTCGCCGCTGCTCGAGGTCCTCGAGCTCGGCCACCCGCTCGAGGTAGCGCTTGGCGCGTTCACCAGGTCGATAGCGCGGCCGTTGTGCAGACGTCTGCACAGCTCGGCGCCGTCGTCGACGCTTCGGCCGCAGGAAGTCGAACAGGCCCACAAGTTCAGCCGTTGCCCCACATCGCATCGCCGAGCAGCTTTAGACCGATGTACGCGCCAGCCGCGCCAATGAGCGCCCCCTGCATGCCGCCGAGCAGCTCGTAGCCGATGAATGCACCACCGCCGAGCACGCCCGCGAGCATCACCTGATTTCGCTGCTGCGCTGCGGCGTAGTCCGCCGCGGATAGCCCTGGCGGCATGGCCGGCGGAGGCAACGAGCTCACCGCAGACCCTCCATCGCCATGATTTTCTGGACCAGCTCGAGCGCCTCGCCGAAGCCGCGGCCCTCCCATGACTCCTGGAGCGGGTACTTACTTTCGGCCTCGCGCACAACAAAGTGACGATTCACCAAAAAACGGCCGGTGCCGCCCTGCTCGGGAACGATCGACACGTGTGTCAGCTCGAGCCCCTTCGGTCGGAGCGGCTCGAGCGCGGGCGCAGCGCTAATAGCCATTCAAACCGTTACCTCCGAAGTACGAATATGGCGACGATGCCGCCGACCACCAGCCAGGGATTTTGTGAGAGAAACTGGCCGAAGCCGCCGACCGCCTGAGCCGTTCCACCGACCGCGGAGCCGACGCCCGAGGCGGCCTGTGCGGCGCCGCTGGCGGCCTGTTGCACCGGCGATTGTTGGCCGGCTGGCTGCGGAATCGGCTCCGTCACTTGCGCGCCGACTTTGAAGAGCGTTACCAGCACCGGCAGTTGCCACCAGGTCGCGCCGATGAACGCCGCCAGCGCGTCGATGATCTCCGGAATGAGCGCCAGCAACGCAGGCATTTAGCCGACCCTCCACACCAGCACCAGGGTTGAGTCACCGTCAAAGTCGACGCCGAGCAACGTCTGGCCGAAGAGGCCGAAGATCGGGCTTAGCACCGCGGCGATGCCGTCGGCGGGGATGCCGCTAATCGGCAGCGGGAACGTAAGCGCCAGTTTGGCCGTGTCGCCCGATTGGAGCTGTGCGCCGGCGGCGCTGAGATCGTCACCCGAGAAATCGCCCGTGCCAGGCGTGTAGTTCGCGCTGCCGAGTTGCTGGTCGGTCATACGAAGAAATCATCCGAAGCGACGTAGGCGCCGTCCGGGCCCTGCAAAATGACGCCGCCGCGGCCCGCGACAATCACGTACTGCGCTTGCGTGTTGGAGTCGACCAGGACGTCGCCGGGCCCGTACACGTTCGTGCCGCCCTGTGCCGGATCCTGGCGGAGCGCGTCCTGGTTCGGGTCCATGACAATCGGGAAGCCGCCGACGTCGACGAGCGAGGTCGGCTGCATCGGCTGGTCGGTGGGGATCGGCGCCGGGGCGGGTACTTCCTTGCCGCCTGGTCCGTACCAATGCCCGGGCAGCATGGCGGGGGCGCTTGGCGCGGCGGGCGTCGTCGACGAGCTCGACGACGTCGACGAGCTGCTGCCCGGCAACGTCGGGTGTTTCAGGAAGCCGCGCGCCTGGTCGATCATCTGGCGCGCCCACGAGTCGGCGGGTTGCGCGCTGGCCCAAGACCAGCCGGCATAGCCGAGGCCGCCGAGCACCAGGTAGCGCACGATCGGATCGACACCGCCTCGCGCCATCCCTCAGTACCCGTATGACCGCATCACCACGCGCTCGGAAAACCTGCGGCCCCGACGTCTGCGGAGTGCGGCCGTAGCCGGGCCCATGCTTTGACGGACGCCGCGCTCGAGGCGCACCAGCTCGGAGACGTACTCGTGCGCACGCCGACGCGCCGCGCGCTTCGCCTTGCCAGGGTTGCGACGGCGCCCTCTGAGCCAGGCCTCGGCCTCCGCCTTCGAATCGAAGCGCCCACTAATCGGCGTTTGGTGCCGCCCGACGACGACGTACCACCCGCCGAGCAGTCGGTTATAGACCACGCGCGCCCCACCGCTCGGGTTGCGGAGGATCGGCCGCGGATTCCGTCGCCGGCGCTTGACGAGCGTGTAGGCAGCCGCGGCGAGCGCGACGAGCGACCAGTTCGGCATGTGCCCAATCGAGGATTGCGCCGATAACCACGAAATGAGCTGCTTCGACCAGGTCTGCGGGTCGCCAGCAACGGTCACCGGGCCGCTCGTCGTCGGCGAGCTCGTCCAGCTCTTGCCCGCCGAGCTCACGCTCACGGTCGTGCTCGCCGGTACTGGCACGCTCGGCGGCGCGCCGATGCGGTACAGCGAGAGCGAGCCGTCCGAGCCGAGCTGGTAGACGTCGCCGCTCGAGGGGTCGCGGAAGAGATCGCCGGGCCCGTACCGATTGGTGCCGCCCTGCGTAGGGTCCTGCACCAGTGTGCCGAGGTCGCTATCCCACAACACGGGGACGCCGCCGAGGTCGGTGAGCTGCTGATTGAGCGGCATAAGTGGCACGCGCGATTACCTCCGATGGCTGCCGGGGAGTTGGCCGCCGAGCAAGAAATACAGTCCGATGCCGAGCCCGATAAGCAGCGGCGGGTTTGCCTCGACCTGGTGCACCAGGTTGCCGAACGATGGCGGGAGGCCGCCCGCGGCCGACGTCGTCGGCACCGGCGGCGTGGTGGTGCTGGTGCTCGAGAAATCGCCACCGCCCGCGCCGCCCGTGAATAGGCCCGTGTCAGCGCCACCCGCACCAGGCCCCGCGGGGAGCGGGAGGACCGTCGAGGCGCCGCCCGGGATTGACGTGCCGAGCGAAGCATTACGCTCGTTCACAAAGCCCGTTGCGGCCAGGAAGCCAGGCCCGTATTTCTGGACGTAGTAGGCCTGCACGTCGGGCGATTGCATCGACAGTTTCTCGCCGTCGCTGGCGGCCGGTTCGGTCGGTGGCGGGGTGTACGTCGTCGTCGGGTGCTGGCTCGCGCCGATCGCGGCGAGCTGGTGCTCGTGGTCGATGACGAATTGCGTCGCGGCGAGCATGCCGGGCCCCGCGTTGGCCACGTAGTAGGCCTGCACGTCGGTCCCCTGCGCCGACAGTCGCGCGCCGTCGCTGGCCGCGGGTTCGGGCGAGGGTGGCACGTAGACACCGGCTGGCGCGTTGGCCCACGGGTTGAGCGTGCTCGAGCTGCTCGGCGTACTCGAGCTGGCCGGAGCGCTCGTCGCCGTCGAGCTGCTCGAGCTCGGCGGCGGGGGTGCAGCCGCAGCCGCGGCGGTGACCTGGAGCGACTGGATATCTTCGGTGCCGCCGTCGGGGCCGTAGAACGTTTGCAGGCTGTAGTCGCCCGGTGTGCTCGGCGCGACCAGGGTAACCGTGCCCGATGCGCCGCTCATGGGCTGCGTCGTGAGGAAACCGGCCGATGCCATCTGCTCGCTGAGCGGCGCGACGGAGTACACGTTGCGACCTGGTGGCGTGATGCCGACAACACCGCCCGTTTTCGGGTGGCGGAACGAGTAGCTCACGCTAAACGAGCTGCCCGCGGGGACGGAGCTCGGCGCGCTGGTGATGGTCACCGGAACATGCCCCTACGCTTGAGCATCGAGTAGCCGACGACACTGCCGAGGACGAGGACGCCGTTCGGCATGTGGCCAATCGAGGACGGCGCCGACAGCCACGTAATGAGTTGCTTCGCCCACTGCTGCGGGTCCCCCGGCACCGTCACCGGGCCGCCAGTCGTCGAGCGGCTGCCCACGCGCGGAGCGATCGCCGTTGGCGCCCCGCTCGGCCTCGGGGCGCCGCCGGACGGTGGGGTCGAGGCGGATTGTCCGATCGCGGCATTATGTTGCGCTACCCACACGTTGGCGGCATTGGCGCCGTACAGTCCGCGGTAGGCCGCTTGGGTAACGGCGTTCTGACCTGAGAGGCGCTGTCCATCGGCCGCCGTCGGTTCGGGCGCGCCAGCGGTGCCAGGCGCGGGCGTGGTGGCGATCGGTGCCGTACCGGCTCCAACGCTTGCGCCGCCTCGAGGCGTGGGCACACTTGGCGCGGGGTGCTGCGCGATCGGCGGCGACGGCGCGCTGCCGGGCGGCGCCGGCCCAAGGTCTGAGTAGTAATCGTTTCCGTACTGGTCGACCTGGTGGTCGAAGAGCTCGCCATTCTGGACATAGGTGCCCATGTCGGTGAGCTGCGGCGGATCCGGTGTCGCATACGGCCCGTAGCCACCGCCCGGGTTCGTGGCCTGAAAGCCGCTCCCGTCAGGCGAGCCCGTCGACGAGCTCGTGCGCTGCAAGTCCGCGGGGTTGCCCGAGGCCGTGCCGTCCGACAGCGGCGAGCTCATGCCGGTGTCGCTGTAGGTCACCGATCCGTCGCTGTACGTGTCTTTCTCGATGATCTCGCCCGAATCGACGTAGTACAGCCGATCGCTCAGGGTTGGCGCCGCGTCCGCGGGTGGCGAGCTGGTGGAATCGCCCGCGCCGAGCTGGCGCACGTGCCAGTCCGAGCCGATCTGATACTGCGCGCCGGTGTCGGCGTCCGTCAGCACGTCACCCGGGCCGTAGCAATTCGTCCCGCCCTGGCTCGGGTCCTGGCCGATCGTGCAGCCGGCCGCGCCGATCCACACCACCGGGAAGCCGCCGGAGTCAATCAGCGGTCGCTCGCCGAGGCCGTCTACCTGCACCGCGCCATCTCCCTCGATCGGCGCCGCTCACGCCTCGAGCGCCGCGGCGAGTTGTGCAGACGTCTGCACAGTCCCGCGATGCCCGTCGCCATCGGGCGCAGCCACAACGCGAGGCGCCGCTCCGTCACACGCGCGCTTACCTGGTGCATGCGCTTAGAGCTCCCCCAAGGCCCATAACGTGAGCACCGCGGCGAGGCCGACCAGGACCGGCACCGGCCAGTTTTCGAGGAACGTTGGCAGGCCTGCCCGCGTCGAGCCGAGCGGTTGCGTCGCGATCGCCACTCCCCCGCCCCCGAGAGAGGCCGCGACGGCTTGCCAATGGCCGTAGTAATCGGCCGCCGAGGTCCCGCCTGGTGTTGGGACGTAGTAGTTCGAGTGGATGATTGGCCCCGACGGATCGAAAAACGCGGAGGCCTGGCTGAGCAGCGGCGCGAGCTCCGACTGATACGCCGCGATGTACTGCGCGAAAGCGATCGCCGCCTCGGCGCCGTCGTTGTAGGCCCAAAACGCCGCGGGTTGGCTGGTGCCGGCATACGGCGAGCCCGAGCTGAGCGTCTGGCCCGAGCTGCCCGCGCCGCCGCGGCTCGCCTGCGTGGTGATGCCGAGCGTAAACGGCGGGGCGAGCGCGAGGTTCGATTCGGTGCTGGCGATCGTGGCGATGATCGACGGATCGACGCCGCTCTGCTGTGCCACGCTGGCGGCCTGGTCGTAGACGTCCTGAATGTTCACCAGCCGGCCACCGTCTGCGCGAGCGTGAAGTGCTGGCCGTCGGCGTTGAGCACCGCGTAGGGGGGCCAACCGACGTTGGCGTTGAGCCAGGCGTACAGCGTGTCGTCGTTGATCGTGGCCACGGTGTAGCCGGCGCCCATGTCCGCGCCGCCGAAGTCGGGCGACTGCCACGCGACGACGCCGCGGTTGTCGTTTTCGTAGCAGACCTGAAAGCTCACGGGAAGGTGCCCCCGAGCTGCTGTGCGTGCGATCGCAAATGAGAGCGCACCAGCGCGGCGGCTTTGCCCGCGGTGAGCGCGCCGCACGGGCAGCCGTTCGCCGCCACAACCGTTACAAACAACGTCTGTACGCTCGCCTGGTCGGCGCCGCCGGACACCGGATGCGAGCTCGACTCGCCACACGTCGGGCACGTAACGGTCAGCACCGCGAACGGCGGGCCGAGGCCCGCGGGCGGCCGAGTAATCGCGCTGATCGCGAGCGGGTTCGTGTGGCCGTTGCCACACGTGATCGAGACAGCGCCAGCGTTGACGGTCGGAATGACGGTCATGGATTCCACTCGAAAGCGATCCACACGCTCGACGACATGTAGCAGAGTTGGGTCGCGTTGCCCGCCACCAGCGGCGCGCTCCCGAGGCCGGCGTTGAGGCGCGGGTGCCAGTTGTGGGGCACGTCGATGCTGAGCGAGGTACACGCGACGCCACTCCCCGCGGCATTGGTCAACCCGACATCGCTGAGCGCCGATACGGTCAGCGTGGGGTTCCCGCCCATCGGCGCGACGAGTGGGAACGGGATCGCGCCGCCGCTGGTGTTGTAGGCCTGGCCTGCTGCAAACACCTGCGCGCTCGGGCCGAAGCGCTGGTAATAGCGCAGACACCGCGCGAGGTCCTCGGCGGGTGTCAGCGGCACGTCGTTAGCGGCGACGGTGCCCTGCACCACGCAGGCATGGTTGAACCACGCATTGCACGAGGCCGCGAAGTAGATCGAGAGTTGCAGTTGCCCCACGTTGGCGGGAAGCGCGGGAATGGCGACCGTGAGCGTCTGCCAGCCGTTCGTGACGTTGTTGAACGCCGAATACACCGGCGCGCCGCCGGTGCCGTCCGACGTGAGCGAGAGGCGTACCGCGTTGGCTGTGTCGCAATACACGCGCAGCGACGCCGCGAATGGCTCGCCTGGCAGCGCGTAGCCGTCGCCCGCCTTGAGGTACTGGAACAGGCCGCTCGCGCCGCCGCCCGTGCCGAGCGTGAATGTCACGTGGCACGCATAGGTCGCTCCGACGTCAACGTGCGTGGTGTCGCGTGAAACGGTGATTGCGTCGCTGCCAGCGAGCCCGATCTGCCAGCGGTCGGGGCCGTATGCGGCATTAGCGCTGAATGGGCCGGTGCCGCGCTGCCACACCTGGAAATTGCCGTTTATGAGCTGGTTCGCTCGAGCGACCGTCGCGTTTAGAGACGAGTTCGACAGGCCCGCCGCGGCGATCGCGACGTCGCCTACCGATCCGTTGGCCAGCATGCCGGCGCTGATCGAGTTCGGCGCAATCACCACCGGGCCCGAGCTCGCGCCCACCAGCGATTGCGAGCCGACGGCGTTACCGCCGAGCGCCGACGGTGCATACGTGTTGCGATCGCACCCGGAGGCGGGTACTTCGAACACGCCGTATTGCTGCGTTTTGGCGCCGCCGACGCGCGAGTCGGTGGACACCAGCGGCCCGTAGCAGTTGTCAGTCGAGGCGGCATCGAACACGACGCCGTGGCCCGCGATGCGCTGGCCGTTGTCTCGAGCGGTGACCTGGCCGCGGCCGAACGTGGTCCCGCTGTGATACAGACCGTGGCGGCCCGAGGCGCCGACAAACACGTCGAGCACCGGGCGAACGCAGTTGACCAGCGCGACGTCATCCTGCCAGGCGTTGATAATCGCGATCTCTTCGACCTGTGGCTCCGTGCAGCCGGTGAGCGTGACGCCGTTGCCGGTGGTGCCTATGGCGCGGTTGGCGTCGATCGTGCCGCCGCCCGAAATTCGGACGCCCGCCGCATTGGTCGCCGTGACGACGTCGCCCACCAGGCCGGCCGCGGCTTGCAGCACCGTGCCCGTCGGGATCGCGAGCTCGACATTCGCGGGGAGCGTCACCGTGCGCCGCACCGGATACGTGAGGCCCGGGTCGAGCATCACCAGGCCGCCGCCCTGCGCCGCGGCGATGCTGGCCGCGATGTTGATACCTCCCGAGGCGTCGGTAGCGCCCGCCTGGATGCTGTGCGCGCCGTAGTCCTCGGCGCGAAAGATCCCGAGCGTTACGGTGTTGGCCGCGGGCGGTGGCGGCCCGCCACCTTGCGGCCCCGCGAGCATCGTCACGCCGTCGGCTGCTCCTGGTGCGCCGCGCGCTCGGCGCGGAGCTGCTCGAGCTCGGCGCGATCGCGCGCCACCTGGTCGGCCGAAGCACGCGCCGCGCGGAGCTGCTCGAGCTCGGCCTGGTCCTCGTCGGCGAGCTGCTCGCCCGCGGGCGCGGCGCCGAGCTGGCCGGGTTCGGGATGCGCGCGGGCGGGTGGCTCGATGCCGCGAGCTCGTGCCTCGAGCGCCAGCGCATGCGCGGCGACCTGTTCGGCCCACTGGTCGGGTTTCACGTTTGCGTGAGCTGGTGGAACGGCCGCGTAGTGGTAGTACGCGCCGAGGTCCTCGGCGTTGTCGCGGTCTTTGACCACCAGCGTGAGCGTGCCGGTGTCGGCATTTTCGATGCGGTCGACGACGTCGAGATTGGCCATCTTTGCTCCTACGCTCCCGTTTGCCCCTGTACCGACACTTTGGTGGTCACGCCCGCGCCCGCGGCGGCGATGGTCACCGATAACGCGGTGTTGGCCGTGCCTTGCAGCGGCGCCGTAAATTCGAAATCCGCATAGCCCTGCGTGCCGCCGGCCTGGCCGAGATACTCGTCCCATATGACGGTCGAGCCGTCTTTGACCTGCACGTTCGTGCCGGCCGCCGGGGCGCCGCCCGACCAGCTCACCGTCAGGCCCGTTACCAGGTTGCGCACGCCCGCACCGGCCGCGGCCTGAGTCACCGTCTGCGCGGTGTTGGCCGCGCTGGTGCCGACCTGGCTCCACGTGCTTTTAGCCAGCGAGGCGATGCCGAGCAGCCGCGCCGCGCGGTCGATGACGTCGTCGGGGACCGTGTTCGTAATCGACGCAATGACGCCGAGCAGCCGCGCCGCGCGGTCAGAAACGTCGACCGGGCCGTTGGGCCGTGTGTCGAGCGGGTTCGACGGCCCGACCGCCACGCCGCCGTACTGCGCGAGGTTCTGTGTTGTGGTGCCGGTGATCTGGACGTTGGTTTGCGATGCCGCGTTGAACGGCGTAAACCAGACCGTCCAGCCGACCGGGGCGGTTAGCGCGACCGCGTTGTACGTCGAGATGCCCGTAACAACAAAGCGCTTCTGAGTGGACACGCCGGACTGGAAGGCCTGCGGGTCGACTTCCTGGAGCCACGGGCCGCCCGGCGTTGGCGCGCCGAGCACCGTTACTGAGGTCGGCCCGGCCGTTTGGTCCGGGTTCAGGTCGACTATCAGCGAGTTATAGCCGCGGGTGTTGAGCGGCTCGCCCTTCGTGTCCGGGGTCGGGTTCTGCGGGTTCATCACCCGCACTACGTCGCCCTTGTCGAGCAGAACGTAGGCGGGCTCGTCCCGCGTGCCCGGTACGGGCGTTATTGGCTGCGTCACCGCGGCCCGCTACCCGCTCGGCGGCTCTTCGGTTGTTTGCTGCTCCGCGGCTGGCTCGGGTGGCGGTGGCGAGCTGGCCGCCGCCTCACGTTCGGCACGCTCGCGGCGGAGCTGCTCGAGCTCGGCGCGTTCGTCGGCGCTCAGCGGCGGCGGGTTGTACGTGCCAGGTTCGCCGGTAGGCAGCGCCTCGCCTGTCTGTGCGCTCTGTGCCGTCTGTGCAGACGTCTGCACAGTCTCGGGCTCGGCTTCGGCTTCCGTTTCGGCCGCGGCGCCGCCACGTTTGACCAGGCCGCCGCACTGGTGGCAGACCAGGTCGCGCGAGGCGAGGTCCCAATCGACGTAGCCGGGGAAGGCCCGTTCGACAGGCGCTCCGCAATTCGGACACGTAAAGACGCCGTACAGCTCGTGCCCGGGCAGGCCTGGCAGCTCGGGATCGAAGCCGGCCGATTCGTGCTCGAGCGCGGGGTCGACGATGCCGCGCTCTTTGAGCTCGTCGAGGCGTGCCTCGCGGGCGTCCGCGTGCAGGTCCTCGACGTCCTCGCGCTCGTCGTCGTACACCGTGCCAATCGCGACCGGCTGGCGGCGCAGCGCTCGAGCTGCTGGTGCGCGCAGCTCGGCCGAGCGATCGCGTAGCGCGTCGATCGCCTGGCGCTGGTCGTCACTCGGCGGCACGCCCGCGGGTTCGGCCGCGGCCTGCTGCTCTTCGAGCTCGCGCTGGCGGCGCTCGGCCGCCTGCCTGGCCAGCTCGGCCACCTGGTCGCGGTCCTCCGCGGCAGGTTCACCGACAGGGATAGGCCCGCCGCGGCGCCCATCCGGCGCGCGTGGTCGATCGCCCGTCGCCACCGCTTAGCGCCTCCGACGTCGGCCGCCGCGGCGACGGTTGGCCGCGATCGCCTTTTTGATATTGCGCTTTGCCGCTGCTATCTGCTTGCGCGTCGCCATCGCTTTAGCTGCCTCCTGCCGCGGGGTTGAGGTCGTAGTGGCGTGTGAGCAGCCACACCGAAAGCTGGCTGTTGTTGTTCACGCCAAAGAGCAATTGCGTGTCGCCCTCGCCGGCGTTGCGGTCGTCGATGCCGTAGAGCGGATTTCCGCCCGCGGCCAGTCGCGCGACGGCCAGCATGCCTACGCCGACGTCGCCCTCAGCCGCCACCGTCGGCACGCCGAAGGTGTTGCCGTCGTCCTCCGCCACCGACACGATGCGCTGCTCTTGCTTGAACGAGTACCACGTGTCGTAGTACGGCTGGCGGTTGCCCGCGACGGGCAGGCCGATGCCAATGTCTTGCAGCGCCGTATCCGAGCGATTGTCCGCGGGGCGCACGCCCGCGGCCGGCATCACGACGATGCTGTGCAGGAAATGGCCCTTCGGGAAGTTCCAGCTCGTGCCGAGTGACGCCGAGTTGCTCGAGGGTTGCGGCTGGTACGTCTGCATCACCGGAATGGCGCGCGGGATCGCCTCGCCGTCCATCTCGGGCAGCACGCCGTAGAGCTTGGTCCGCAGGAGCGTGCCCGCGTTGACGGTGTAGCCCGAGCCGAGCTGTGTCGCCGCGGCCCACCCGCCAGCCATCGACAGATTGCCGAGCCGCGCCGGCAGGCCGCCGGTGAGGTCCCACGGGTCAAGCGGGTTGACGCCGCAATCGAAACGCAAAATCGCGTGTTTCACGACGCCCGTTGCCGAGGCGCCGGGTGCCGCGGGGGTGGTGAACTGGCCGCCCCACCGCAGGCGGTTTTCGAAGTGCAGCGGGCGCAAGTCGCCGAGGGTGAGATGGTTGCCGAGCGGTGAGCTCAGCGACAGCGCATTGATAAGCCGCCAGAGCCAATCCTGAGACGTGCCTGGTGAGGCGCTGGTGGTGAGGTTGGCCTCGATCTGCCAGTCGATCCGCGTGGTTGCGAATGGCAGCGGTGAGAGCTCGTGAGCGATGCCGCCGCCCGAGTTGTAGACGTCGGTTACCGCGACGCTTCGGACTGTTCGTACTGCCACGGGACCCCCCTTACAGCCCGTTCCGCGACATGATCCGTAGACCCGTCGTCGGTGAGGCGGTGTTGACCGCCTGCGTGCCGCCGCCTGCTGCTGCCGCGGGTGCGGGAGGTTGCAACGCGGCGAGTGGGCGCAGCCCGGCGAGCTGCGTCGGCACGCCAATGGTGATTGGCACCAGGCCGGGGGCGATCGTGTTGGCGATGCCCACCACGGCGTACAGCGCGCCGCCGCCCGAGGTCGCGCGAGCCCAACCGGGGTTGAGCCGTCGCAAGCCCCAATGCACCGCGAAGGCCGAGAGCACGGCCTGTACGGCCGGCTTGAAGCTGCCCGCGGCGCCGAGCATGCGGCCGACCAGCGGGCCGACCAGCGCGGAATCCGCGTAGGCCGTGCCGATCGCGCCCAGGATCGTGCCGCCGGCGTCGCCCATGTCGATGCCCAAAAGCTGCGGGTTGCGCCGTCGTCGGTAGTAGTAGCGGCGCCGCCGCCGCGGGTTGTCGTCGAAGCCGAACCCTTCGGGGTTGCGACGATAGCGCCGGTAATAGCGGCGTCTGCGCCGTCGCGGATTGGCGTACAGCGGCGTCAAATACACGGCTTTTTGGCCTCCGGGCGTGTGCGGATGTGGCGGGAGTTGCCGTCGGCGCCGCGCTCTTGTTTGGTCGTTTGGGGGGTTGGTTTGCCGCTCGGCCGAAGGTGTGGCCTCGATCGCGCGACTATTCGGCGCCGCCGGCCACACCCGACAGGCGCAGCGTGCGCCGCGGCTACAAGCGCGATCAAACATGACCCGACGAGCGCCGGGGGTGAGGGGGGCCGCCGCGAGGTCACGCCCGCGACGGCCTGGCAGCGGACACCGCGCCAACGGTCCCCGCACCGAAGCGACGGCCCACGCCGAGGAAAGGATCTCCCGAACCAAACCCGCCGGGGACCGTAGCCGCCAGGAGTGTAGATGTTTCACGATTGGCAAAAGTCACCAGGATTGGCGTTTTTGATCTCGGGGAGGTCACGGCCGAGAAGGGGGTGCCGCGGAGCTGTAGCGCATTTGAAATCCGGTCGAAGCGGCGTTGTGACGCGGCCTCAACCGACCCTTGCGAGGCATGCCGAACACGATCGTTTGCGAGGGGTGCGGTAACGACCTGGTGCCGCGCTACCCCGGCCAGCGCACATGCCAGAAAAGCCGCTGCCAGCGGCGCGCCGAGTCGCTGCGGTCGCGACCGCGGAAGCCGGCCGACACCGCGGCGGTCGACCTGGCGGAGTACTTCGCGATCGACCAGCGCAGCCCGGGCCGTCCGCCGGTACGGCGTCGCTTCACGCTGGCCCGCTCGCGAGCTCGGCACTACGGCAAGCGTTGGGAGCTCGAGCTTCCCGACTTCGTCTCGCTGGTTCGCCAGCCGTGCGCCTATTGCGGGATCGAGGGGCGCAGCAGCATCGACCAGGTCGTGCCAGGCGTGGGGTACGTCGAGGGGAACGTCGCGCCGTGCTGCTGGACGTGCAACGACGTCAAAGGCAACACCTTTACGGCCGACGAGATGCGGCTGCTCGGCCCAGTGCTGCGCAGCATCTACGCGAGCTGGCCCGAAGCGCGCTTTCGCCGGCACAAGACCCCCATGTGACGGATGGCGGAATGCCTTTGAAACACTAATATGGTTTCACGTGGTCCGCGCCAACGGCCGCGCGAAATTCCCCGCAGAAATGGATCTCCCGCCATGTCTGAGGCTGCCGAATCGACGGAGCCGGCCGCTCCGAAAAACTACCGACGCGCCTGGTGCGCCATTCACGGCGAGCCGAACCACCTGCAACGCGCCGTGTGCCACTCGTGCCTCGAGCCACTCGACGACGAACTGCACACCCGTTGCTGGCATCCGGCCGTCGGCGACTATGCGTACTGGCGTTGTTGGGAAGGCCTGCCGCGGTGAGCGAATCGACGTCGTCGATGTCGCTGCCCGACGCGCTGGCAATCGCCGTCCGCGAGCTGCGCCGGCGGCGCGCCTCGATCCAGCGCCGCGGCCTGGTGTCGCGCGATCGCGAGCGGTGGGCGCCGCGGCTGGCCGAACTGGCACTGGCGATCGCCGTCCTCGAGGCGCTCGCGCGACAACTGCCGGAATCCTGAGCGGCGCGACGCCCCGCGCGGTTTGAATAGCTCATATGCAAGCCAAACGGGGCGGGCGGCGGCCAGGAGCGGGGCGCCGCCCGACGGTGGCCGCGACGGCGACGCGCGTCTATTCGTTCACGCTCGACGTCGCGACGATGGCGAAAATCGACGCCTGGCACGCCGACCCACACAACCGCGCGAGCTCGCGCTCCGAGGCGCTGCGGCAGATGGTCGACCTGGCCGACCGGCGCCGCTCCGCGGTGCGCCAGTACACCCGCCGCGGCCGTCAGACTGTGCAGACGTCTGCACAAATCAGCGGAAAACTCAACGCAACGAACACGTAACGGCCCCCGGCGTTCGCCTAGACTAGCGGGTGCGACGCGGCGGATATTTGCGTTTCGGAGCCTGCCCTCGGCGGCACCTTGCACCCGGGGGTGCAGTCGCGCGAGGTTCGCTCACCAACACGAGCGCCGGCGAGGGGTGGTTACCTCGCTCGTCCTCCGGGAAGTGTCCGCACGTCGCCTTACGCCCCCAATTACTCGCCCGCGGCGCTCGGCGCGTGGTTTCACCGAACGCCACGGCGAGAGTGACACGCAGCCGCGGGAAACAGGGGGGAGACTTGCGGGCGCGGCATACGGGTCGCTGGTCGGTCGACTGCTTCTAGCGCGGCGTCCTCCGGGACCGACCGGCGAGCTGTCCTGAACCCCTACCGAACCGGCGCCAGTGTAAGCCGATCTGCCGCAAAGCCGATCAATTCGGCCTCTAGCCGACCTGGCTCGCCTCGTCGAGCTCGTCGTCCTCGAGCGTTAGCGCCCGCATTTCGCGATGTGTCTCGAGCGTCCATTCGAGGTTGTCGCGGAAGTACTCGACCAGCGGCACCCATTCGAGCACCGCGGGATCGGAGCCGCCCGCGGCTTCGGTCAAAAACGCCTCGAGAATGAGCGGCACGGCGGCCGGCTCCGCGGACAGGAACGGCCCGACCAGGTCGCCTAATTCGGGATGCTGGTCGGCTTGCGCCAGAATCCAGCGCGCCCGATCGGCGGCATCTAGTGACTTGAGCACGCGCAGCGCCATGCCGACACGGAACGAGCTCGGTCGCGGCCCGCTGGCCGATGCAGCGACCGGCGGCGCCGTAGGCGGGGGTGTGGTGGTCCCCGCGCCGAGCTCGCCCGCTGGCGCAGCGGTGGGCCGCTGTGCGACGGTGGCCGCCGTCGTCTGACCCGCTGCCGCTGCTGCCTCCGCCATGCGCTGCTGCATGCCGACGCCGAGCACCTGGCCGACGGCCTCGCCGAGTGGCGAATTGGCGAGCGTGCGCGCGACGTCGACGAGCGTGTTGCCTGTCTCGTGGAAGGTGTCACCACCGCGGCCCGTCAGCCGGTCGGCGGCTTCCTCGAGGCGCTCGCGACGTTCGAGAATGCGCTCGAGCGCGTCGGTCGGATCTTCGTCGAGGCGCTTTTGCAGCATGGACATTGCCAGCGACTCGAGCGGCGACTGTTCGGGCTTACGGCGCGTGTAGAGCGCCGGCGACATGCGCCCGCGGTGCGTGGCGATGGTGACCACTTCAAGCGCGGTGACCGGATCCGATTCGCCCTCGACGACGCGCTGTATCGCGTCGATCTTGAGTTGCCGCTCGCGCACGGCCAGGCGTAGGTCGGTCAGCTCAACGCGGCTTTTCTCGCGGCGCAATTCCTCAATCGTGAGATCGTGACGCGAGTTTCCGGCGCCGCGACGTTGAAAAGGCCAGCGCACGGCGCCTAGCATCCGGACTCGAGACGTGCAGGGCAACCACGCCCCGGCGTCTGCCGAGTCTCGGCCCCCGGCGGGTGTCTCGGGTGACCAAATACGACGCATTCGTAGAGCTTTGGGCTGGTCCCAATCGGACCTTGCCCGGGCTATGCACGTCCGTTTCGAAACGGTGGCGCGTTGGGAGCGCGGCGTGTATCGGCCCTCGCCTCTTGCTGTGGCAACGCTGCGCCGCGTGCTGCTGGTCCCCGAGGTCGCGGCCAGTCTCGAGGCCGCGCTGCTTCAAGAGTTCAAAGCTGCCGCGGGTGGCACGAGTGAGTAGCCGCGTGCCGGTGCCTGCCTTCGACGAGCTGCCGCTGCTCGGCTTGCCGCGCGTCGTGGCGCCTGCCGATCGGCAACGCCTGTACCGACCGCACCAGGAACGCCGGCGCCTCGAGCGCGTGTGTCAGCGTGACGGGCTGCGCGTGGCGGAGCACCCGTATTGCCAGGCCTGCGGCGCGCTGGCTGGCCCGTCGCATCCGATCGCGCTCGAGCTCGTCGACGGGCGCTGCCCCGGCTGTGCGGTGGCGCGTGTATGAACTGGGAGGCGCTGGTCTACGCGGTGGTCGTGGTCCTGGTGGTGCTGCTCCTGGTCGCGCTGTGGCGCCTGGCCAACGATCGGAGCGACCCGCTGCCGTGAGGCCTCGGCTTGGCGCGCGTTTCTGGCGCGGCGTGCTGTTCGGGACGGCGCTAAGCGTGGTGCTGTGGCTGTTGCTGGCCGCGGCGCTGCTGCTCGAGGTCCGCGCGTGGGGCTGATCGACACGGCTCGCGCTCAGATTGGCAAGCCGTACTCCGGGCCACTTTCCGACGTCGGCGGCGGGCGCTTCGGAGATCCTGGTTTCGACTGCTCGAGCTTCGTCGCGTGGGACTACGCACAGAACGGCGTGCCCGGCCTGGTGGCGTTCACCGACGCGATGTACGCGCAAACCGTGGCGATCGACAACCCGGTCGCCGGCGACCTGGTGTTCTACCGCTACCGCGACCCGGCGCAGCCAGGCGTCGAGTTCCCGCACATGGCGATCTGGCTCGGCAGTGATTCGCTCACCATCGACTCGAAGTACCCCACGGGCGTGAGCGTCCATCCGATGCTGGACTTACCGCACGAGTTCCGGCGCGTCGACGCCGCGCTGCTGGCGGAAAACCCGGCGGTCATTGACGCGGGGGACGGCAATAGCGGCCAAACGCTGACGGCCGACACTGGCGGCGGCGCAGGGGTCGCATCGCCGCCAGTGTGGGCGCTGGTCGGTGGCGGGCTCGCGCTGTTGTGGGCGCTGGATCTGCTGCCGTGAGACATGCCCGTGACGCCGGAAGCCAGTACATGCGTTCCATCGCGGGCTACGCTGGCCCGTATGTCACGAGCGCGCGAGTTGACCAGCGGACGTATCAACGGGGCGGACCCGGAGCTCTGGCTCGAGTTGCGCCTCGAAGCGACACGGCGCCACGTGCCGATGCACGAGGTTTGGGACGAGATCATGCGCGACTGGCTCGAGAGACGAGCGGCGAGCCAGCCGGCGCCCAACAACGGGAGGGCTACCGCCGCCGTCACCGCCTGAGTTGTTCGACAGCGGGGCGCGCGAGCGCTCCATAGAAAAAACCCGCCGCGCTGTTTTTGGAGCGACGCGGCGGGCTTCGGAGGTCCTTACGTGAACCAATCCGCACGCGCATTCTACGACGTAGGCCCCCTCGGGGAATGCCCCCACGCGAAAACCCGGCTTGAGTGTGACCTGCGTGTAAGCCGCCGGTTCGTGAGCTGCGCCGACTGCGGCGCCGCGGGACCGACCGCGGATAGCGACCAGGCCGCGCTCGAGGGATGGGCCGAGCTGGTCGAGTTCGTCGAGGCGCTCGTGGTCTGGAACGAGCGCAACGCCGATGTAAGAACTACATCGACGCCGCCCGAGCTGGCTCCGCTCGAGGCCAGCCTATGAGCACTGGCCGCGCGATCGTGTGCCGTATCTGTGGCGCGAGCTGCCGCTGCAAGGGTGCCTCGCCCGATGGGATCTGCTGCGGCTGTCACCGACACCGCGGCCGAGCTCGGCGCGGCGTGGCCACCGTCCAGCACCGCGGCGCGCTGCAACCCGCGCTCCAATTCCAGCCGTCGCTCGAGGCGGCTATTAGCCAATCAAACGAGGCGGCCGAGTAGATGCGCAAACAGGAGGCCGCGTATCTGGCATCGGGCCGTCGGATATTCGTCGATCGCCGCTGGCACCCGCCGGCGGCGCTGGTCCTGGCCGTATTTTTCGCTGGCGGTGTGGTGCTGGCGGCGGTCGTTCACTTGATCGCAAGGTGGTGATGCGGGCACTAGCTGTAGTTTCTCCGCCGTCGCGCCTCGACGAGCTCGAGGCGGTGGTGCGCGCGGGTCAGGATGCCTTTTTGAGCGTCGGGCGGGCGCTGGTCGAAATTCGAGATCTCGAGGTCTATCGCGAGGCGGGGTACGCCAGTTTCGGCGCGTATCTGGCCGAGCGCTTTCCCGAGCTCTCGCGGCGTTCGGTCTATAACGCGCTGGCCGCGGCGACGGTGGCCGACGATCTGGACGGTTTCTCGACCCAAACGCTCGGCACGTCGCACCTGGTCGAGCTGGCACGCCTCGGCGCGGCCGATCGGCGCCACATGGCCGACCTGGCGGCGGCGCGCAACCTGAGCGTGCGCGAGCTGCGCGAGCTTATTCGCGAGCTCCAGCGGTCCGGCACGCCGCGGCGTCCGGCAATCGTGCCGGACATAGGCGGGATCGGCGGCCTGCCCGCGGAGTGCCGCATCGAGGTCCGCGACTGCCGCACGCTGGTATTCGAGGATGGCATCGGCCACCTGGAGCGGCGCCACGGGGCGCCGTGCGACGACGCCACCTGTCCACACCCGGCGCTGGTGCTCGAATCGCCGCCCTACAACGCGGGCGTCGCCTACGACGACGATCCGACGGCCGACTGTCTGAGCTGGCGCGAGTACTGGCACGAGCTGATCGTGCCCCACTTCCGCGAGGTCTACCGCGTGCTGATGCCAGGCGGCCGTTTCGCGGTGAACCTGGCAAACGTGCTGCGCTCCGATGCCGGCGATCGGCGCCGCGGCGACGGCGACGGCGCGCGACACCACCGCCCCTATCGCCTCGAGGGGATCGGCAAACGCCAGCACGCCGGGATGGGCGGCGACGGGTGGGCGGTGATGATCGACCGTCTCATATGGACCACCTGGTCGCGCATCGGCTTTTTGCCGCGGGAACGCTTCACGTGGATAAAGACCAGCGGCGAAGCGGACGCTAATAGCCAATCAAACAAACTCGACCCGGCCAACACCATCACCACGTCGACGGCGTGGGGCACGTATGGCTCGCCCGCGAATCCTGTTGCTCGCGCGGTGGCGGAGCCGATCTTTGTCGCCTCCAAGTCGAGCCACCAGCGCCAGCACAGTCGATACGGCAATAGCGAGTCGATCGACGGTGAGCGGTTCAAAGCGCTGACGCGCAACGCCTGGTTTATCCCGAACAACGTCGACCGTTCGCGGCACCCGTGCCCGTGGCCGCGGGGCGTGCCCGACAACCTGGTCGAGCTCTACACGTGGCCCGGCGACCTGGTGGTCAATCCGTTCGTCGGCAGCGGCACCAGCGCCGAGAGTGCGATCGAGCTCGGGCGTCGTTTCTACGGGGCCGACCAGTCGCAAACCTACGTGCATGACGCGGAGCGCCGCGCCGCGGCGGCGCTCGCTCGCCTCGAGGGGGTGCAGGTATGACCGACGAGCAGCTCGACCGACGGGCGCGCTGGCGCCAGCGCAACCCGCGGGAATGGACCACTCGGCGCGTCCGGCAAGTGTCCGGCAGTCCGGCGCCGGACACCCGGACACCTGTGCCGGACACCCGCGAGCTCGAGGCGCTGCGGGCGCGTGTCGCGGAGCTAATAGCGATTCAAAGCGAGCTCGAGGCCGAGCTCGTCGAGTTGCGACGGTATCGCCAGCAAGACATTGAGCGGTCGCGTCGGAATCGCGAGCGGCGGCGCGACCGGTCGCTGCGACCGGACGCGACCGGACGCCGACCGGCCGCGACCGGCACCCCCCCCCTCGCGCGCGACGTGCAGTCCGGTCCCCCCCCGGAGTACGACGAGAACTACCAGGGGGTGTCTCTTGCTGCTGTTGCTGGAGCGACTCACGCGCGAGGCGGCGCAGCAGCAGCAGCAGCAGCAGCAGCAGCAGCAGCGACCGCCCGATGTGTCGATCCGTGGACGGAGCCCGCGGTGCGCGAGTTGCTCACCGCGAAAAATCTCTTGCCCGGGCCGATGCGGGCGCTTATGGCCAGTGTCACCGGCGAGGGTGCGACGTCGAATCTCGGCGCCGTCGTCAAGTTCCTAACTCGCCAGTTTCCGTCGCCCGCGGCGGAGGCGGCGCCCGTGACTGCCACCGTCCGGACGTCCGGACGTGCCGGACGCCTCACCATGTCGGTGCCCGACAGCGACAAGTACGACGGCGTGCTGGCGGCGATGCGCGAGCAACAACAAGCGATCCTCCGCGGCGAGCTGGTGGTGCACTGACATGGAGCGCCTCGGCGGTGTCCTCGAGCGCGTCGTAAACCAGCGCCGCCAGCTCCGCGGCGAGCCGCTCGAGTACCTGGTCGAGCTGCCCCCGACGGTGGCGCTCGAGGCCTCGCTGGACCTGGCGCGCTCGAGACTCGGGTGGGCGCTGATGCGTCGCGCCGAAGCGTGCGAAGCGCTCGCCGACGTCGACCTGGTCGACGCCGCGCGGCCGATCCGCAAGGCCGACGACGACGTGCAGCGGGCGCTCAAGCTGGCCCGCGAGGGACGCCGCCGCGACGTGCTGGTCGCCGCGTTCGGCTGCTGGTGCCTCGGACTTGGCGGGCGCGGTGCACGCGAGGCGGTGTATCGAGCGGGGCTCGGCTTCGTCGAGGTCCTCGACGCGGAGGGAGGCCGCGTCTACCCGATGGCCGAGTACTGCGCCTGCCCGATCGGCCGCGAGCTCGAGGCCGAACATGCGCCGCTGGTCGCCGCGGCGCTCGAGCGGGCCGCGGATGCGCAGCGCGGCCGACTGTGGCGCCACGTGCCCGTCGATTTGCGCAATGTGAGCCTCGACAGCTACGAGCTGCTCGACCTGGAGCCTGGCCAGCGCGAGGCGCTCGAGCTGGTGCGGGCGTGGATACCCGCCCGGTCGCGCTGGCTGGTGCTGACGGGCGCGCCGGGCGTCGGCAAGAGCGGCCTCGCGATCGCCGCGGCGCGCGAAACGAATCAGCACTGGCTCTACGTCACCGCGGGCGATCTGATCGACGAGCTGCGCGCGACCTTCGACCCGGCCGAAAAGAGTCGCGACGCGGTGCGCGAAACCGACGTGCTGGCCAGCCTGTACGACGCCGAGCTGGTGATTCTCGACGAGCTCGGCGCGCAAATCTCGACCGATTGGGCCGCCGAGCGGCTGTTTCAGGTCATTTACCACCGCGAGGCGGAGCGCAAGCGCACGATCGTGTGCACCAATTTTCGGCCCGCCCAGGTCGAGGCCGTGCTCGGCTTCCGTGGCGAGCGGCTGCTCTCGCGCATCGTCGGCGCCGCGACGCCGTTTGTGTTCACCGTCACCGGCCGAGATCTGCGGCTGAAAGGAGCAGAGATGCACTGATGGAGACGCCCAAAAGCGAGCTCGAGCTCGAGGTCGCCTTCCGCAACGAGTTCGCGCTGCTGAGTGCGGACCACACCGAATACCCGATCGAAGCCACGCCGCTGAGCTGGTGGTGCCTGGTGTGCGCGGTGCAGCTCGCGGCGCGGCACCCGGAGGCGCCGAACCATCCGACCCTGCGTATCGCGATCGAGTTCGCTCGCGCGATCGGCGAGCACCTGGCGACGACGCCCGCGCTGTCTCGAGTGATGGCGCAAAGCTGGCAGTCGGCCTACGACCTGGCCGACGGCGAGCGGCTGAGCCCGTCGGGGCTGATCGTGCTGCCGACGAATCGGCGCCCATGAGCGGGCGGAAACTGGCCGAGCTGTGGGACCTGTCCGAAGGCCTCGGGGCGGGTGCCTACGAGCTGCGCGTCGGCGGCGAGCTGGTTGGCAAGGGCCGCAAGGTGTGCGAGCTGTGGGAGCATCCCGACGGGCTCGAGCTGCGCGCCATTGTCGGCGCGTTCCACTTCGAAACGCTCCGCGCGAGCGACGAACGCCAGGCCGAGATGGCGGCCGAGTTCGAATCCATCGAGGCGCTGCGGCTGTTTCTGAACGGGACCGCGCCGGTTATCAACGTCGGCCAGGTCGGCGCCGAGCTGCACGCGGCGCAGCGCAAAGCGATCGACGCGGCGCGCGAGATCGTGGCAGCTGCCGACGAGGCCGCGGCGGGGCGGTGATGGGTGGCCGGGGAGTGGGGGCTCGACATTCGATGGGCGCGCGGCGAGCGCGGCTGGCTGGAGATCCGCGACCCGGCCGATGGACGCATCTACCAGGTTTGGGGCCGCGACTGTCCGAGCGCCTGGCGCCAACGCGCGACGGTGCGCCTCAAGCAAGAGATGGAGCGCCGGCAGCGGCATGTCGAACCTGAGCCACCGCCCGTATACGCCTTCTAGCGGCTACGTGCGCCGCACGGGCGACGGCCAGCCGTGGCACGTGGCGATCTCACAGCGGGCGCCGTCGGTGTGCGGGCTGCTGCCCGCCTCCGAGGTATGGGGCTGGTCGCAATGGACCACGCAGCCACCCGCCGGGCTGCATATGTGCCCGACGTGCCTCGAGCGCGACCCGCGGCGCCACGGCGCCGAAAAACGCGAGGCGGTGCGCTGAATGCTGGAGCGCGAAACGGTGCAGGCGATCGCGCGCACGCTGCACCAGCTCGACCGCCAACACCGCGGCGCCGAGCGCGAGGCGGTGCTCGATGCGCTCTTCGCGTTGCGGCGCCTGTGCTGGTCGCCACGCGCCGAGCTCCCGCCGCGGCTGCGCCGCGATCGCCAACACATCGTCGACAAACTGCGCCGATGGAAGGCCTCGGCGGCGTGAAGCGGTTACCGATGGTGCGCTGGCGGGTGCATGGCGGGCGGCTGCGCAAGTCGGCCGTGTGGTGGTGGGGTTCGCCGGGCAACCCGCCGGGCATGCGCCGCGTGTCCCCGCGGCAGGCCGAGCTCTACCGCCACGTCGTCGATCGGCTTTCGCCGCCCGAGGTCTATTTCGAAGCGCTCGACGAGCTCGACGACGTCGACGACGACGACGAGCAGCTCGAGGACCTGGCGCCCGCGGCGTGCCACTTCTGCGGCGCCGAGACGCGCGACGGGCTGATGGTGTTTCCCCGAAGCGGCGCCGCCTGGCCGGTGTGCGAGCCGTGCATGCAGGCCGCGTTCACACGCAACCCGACGCGGCCCGAGCTGCGCTACGCGCGGAGTCCGAATTGAGCGAGGCCGAGCGCTGTCCGCGGTGCGGCGATCGCTGGCTGCTGCATGGGGGCGGGCCGTTTGCCGATCGCTTCTGTATCGCGTGGGACGGCGCGCGGTTTTGCGCCTGTCCGGTGGCGCGGCCGGCCCGATCGGCGCTCGAGCTGCTGGCGCGGCCTGTAGCCGACCTGGTGGCCACCGCGGACGTGATTGTCTGCACCCGCGGGGCGCGACGGTGAGCCGCCGCGAGGACCTGGTGCGCGCGGTGCGCCAGTTGCTCGACCGTTCGGGCGAGGCGCCGTATGCGGGCGACCTGGTGCGCGTGACGCTGCGCCAACCCTGTACGCGGCATCTGCGCATCTGGCACGGCGTCTACGGCGTGGTGCAGGCGCGCAACACCGAAGTGCCGAGCGACGATCATCCGTACTTCGTGGTGACCCCGGATCCGCGCGTGCCGTATCCCGATTGGTTCGCCGCGGGCGAGCTCGCCGAAGTGACCGACGCCGAGCGGCGCGAGCTGGCGTACCGCGCGTTTCGTGACTGGCGCCAGGTCGCGCCGCCCGAGGCGTCGTGAACGTCGAGAGCCACCGCCACCGCTGCCCGCTGTGCTGGTCGACCTGGTGGACGTGCTGCGCGGGCGGCTATCTGTGGTGCGACTGCTGTAGCCCGGGCGGCTGTGAGCACAGCGCGGCGCTGCACCGTGCCCGACGGCTGCGCCCACGCGAGGCGGAGCAGCTCGAGGCGCACGAGCGACGCCGACGGAGTCGACCGTGAGGCGCCATGGTGACGGGCGGCCGGTGGTGTTTCGGGCGTATTACCGCGGTGGCCACCGCTGGCGCGGCTACGTCGGCTCGGACGTCCCCGGCGTGAGCTACGGCCTGTGCCGGCCGAGCAAGCAGCGCCACGCGCACTACACGCAGGCCCGCGCGATCGACTGCGCGCGGCGCACCGCGGAACCCTGGCGAGACAGGCCCGCGAATGCCTAGCCGCGTGTGCCCCTGGTGCGGGCGTCGGGTGCGCACGGTGGTGCCCGGCGGTGGGGATGGATCGGTCGAGGTCTTTGTGCGCCACGGCGACGGTGGGGCGGTGTGCGAGGGATCGCGCCGCGAGGTCCCCGCGGAGGATGCGCCGGGCCCGTGAGCAGTCTGACCCGAGCGCAGCGCCAGCGTGTCGCGGCCGAATGGCGCCGCGCTGCCGAATGGGAAGAGGCGCAGGCTGCCGAGGCCGCGCGCATCTTTGACGGCGCGGCGTGGTGGACGGCCGCGGCATCAATCGCGCCGAATGCGCGGGCGCGAGCTGCTCAGGCGCGGGCGATCGCGGAGCGGCTCGAGGCCGAGACAGGCCCGTGAGCCTCGACCTGGTGGTCGCGTTCGTCGGTGGCGGGTTGTTCGTCTACGTGTTGAGCGGTGGCTTGGTGATGAATGCTCGCTGGCTGGCGCGCTGGTGGTGGCGCCGTCGGCACCCGATGAGCGCGTTTCTTCGGGACCGCATCGAGGCCGAGGCCGAGCGCAAATGGCGCGGCGAACGCTGGCCGTCCGACTGAGCGTAACTGTGAGAAACCGTCCCCGCATTCGGATGCGCCCGCCGCGCCGCTGAGCGCCGGCGCCGCTCGTAGACGCCGACGGCGAGCACGGGTAGAGTGCAACGCTACATGGAAAACGTAACGGCGATCGCCCGCCGCCCCGCCGCGGCGATCGCCGCACGGGCTGCCGGCGACGCGCTGCCGCGGTACGTCACCCGCGACCAGGCGCGCAAGATCGTGAACGCCGCGCAGACGACGACTCACCGTCTGTTGCTCGAAACCCTCTGGCAGTCGGGCGGGCGCCTCAGTGAAGTGCTGCGGCTGCGGCCGTGCGACGTCGACGAGGACGAGGGGGCACTCCGACTGCCGAACCTCAAGCAACGCCGCGCGACGGCCCGTAAGGCGGTCTATGTCTCACGCGACCTGGTGGCGCAGTTGCGCGCGCTGGCCGTCGATGCGCGGGTGCCGTGGGACGGCTACTACTTCCGCTCTCGCCAGTCCCACCGGCGCGCCCGCCCGATGCATCGCGCGCAAGCGTGGCGAATCATCAACGCCGCCTCGAGCCGCGCGGGTGTGTGGCTGGTCGACGTGCTCGGCCGCATGCAGCCGGTTACGGCGCGTGACTTCCGCCACGGCGCCGCCGTCAATCAGATACGCCAAGGCGTGCCGGTGTCCGAAGTGCAGCAGCAGCTCGGCCACGCGCGCCTCGATACGACGGCGATCTACCTACGCCTCGCCAACCCCGAGCGGCGCGCGACGGCCGACGGCGTGGTGTGGTGAAGCGCTACACGCTGGCTGAGATCCGCGCCACGGTCCGCGGGGAGATCCCCGCCGACCATCGCGTGTATGTGATTCGCGACGGCCGCGGGCGAGCTCTCTACGTTGGCCGATCCGCGAACCCGTGGACGCGCGTCCGCTCGCACGCGATCGGCGCCGCATGGAGCAACCCCGGGCCCGCCGCCGAGACAATCGGGGCCGCCGGCAGTGAGTCGGATAGCTGGCTCGCTGAGTTTTGGACACCGGCCGAGGTTCTGAGGCGCGCGGCTCGCGTCCGTCGACCGCGCCACGAGTTTGTCGCCGCGGCTGAACTGGCCCTAATTGGCCTCGAGCGCCCAACTCTCAACGGTTGCTATCGCTGGTGGGCCGATGAGTTGATTCCCGACGCGCTCGCCGCGTCGCTCATGGAAGGAGTACCCGAGTAATGCACCAGGTCGAACCACCGACCGTCAGACTTACGCTGCTTGAACAGCACCGCGCCGCCACCGAGCTGGTCGACGGCTGGCTCCGCAGCGATCGCCGCCTCGAGGCCGTGCCGACCGACTGCGCCGAGGACCTGCGTCGCCATGTCGCGGTAGCGGACGGGCGGTGTCCCAATGAGCCACCAGGTCGAACCACCGACCATGCCGCCGCGCCTTGGCGAGCTCGGGGCGGTGTCCCAATGAGCCGCGCGCAGCCGTGGCGTCCCTATAGTGGCGTGAGCACTTCCAACCACACGAGCAGGCGACGTTGGCGATCGTGGTAGTCGTCGTTTGGGCACGTGCAGAGCTCGCCCGCACGTCCGGGGCGGTGTCCCAATGAGCGAGCGTATGTCCGAGGTCGCCGCCTGGCCGGCCTCAATGGACGAAACGGCGGGCGAGACGTGCCAGCGTTGCCACGGCACGACGCGGCCGTTTTTCTGGCTGAGCTCGCCCGAGCTGAAGGTCCCCGCGCTGCTGTGCAACACGTGTAATGCCGAGTTTTGGGGCTCGACGGCCGAGCCGGTGTACCTCGAGTTTGGCCCCGCTAATCCCGACGTCGACTACGGCGTGCCAAAGCCCGGGGCGGTGTCCCAATGATGGTCGAGGCGACCGTGCTCTACCGCGACGCTCAGAGCGACCCGCGCGACCCGGATGGGCTGCGCTCGGCTAAACGCCTGTTCAATCTCGACGCGGTGGCCATCATCACCGCCAGCGACGACGGCAAAGGTCGCTCGATTTTCCACATGCGCGACCGCCACCCGGCGCCGTTTTTCGTGGTCCTCGAGCCCTACGAGTACTGGTCGGCCGTGCTCACCAGCGCGCAGCCGCGGCCCGTCGGGGCGATGTCCAAATGAGCGACGGGCGCGACGTCGTCGACCGACCGCCGGGGCCACCGCTAGACGAGGCGAAATTACCGCCGTGGCTGCGTCAGTTTTCGCTTTTTCTGGACGTGCGCCAGCTTGGCGACGAGCTGCTCGCGGAGTGTCTCTTTTGCGACCTGGCGCTCGCCGTACCGCCCGACTTCACGCCGTCGGACAATCCCGAAACAATCCTCAACCTGGCGCGCCACGGCATACAGCACGCCGCCGCTGGCCAAGTGCGCCCCGGGGAAGAGGGGGGCCGCTGACCCGTGGCAATAGAGCATTACCTGGTGCGCGCGGCCGAGCTCGGCGCGCCCGACTTGCGTTGGGTGGCATACGTCGACTTCGACCCGGAGGCGCGCCGCGGCACGATTCGCTGGCAGGGTGGCCTCGAGGGAAAAATCGACGACTTCGAAGGGGACCGCGCCGGCCTCGAGCAGCAATTCGCGACCTGGCGCGACGTCGACGGCTACCAGGTCGATCGCATATGACCAGCCGCGTCGAGCTGGATCTCGAGCTGCCCAACGGCCCGCGGCCCGTCGCGCGGGGCTGGTACGCGCAGGCCTACGACGGCGCGGTGTACGAGGTCGTGGCGTTCGGTGGCGGCGGCGGCCCGTTCGTATGGGTCGACGTCGACTCCGGGCGCATCGTCATGTCGGGCAGCGGCGACTACGTGACGTCCGGCCTGAGCGCCACCAAAGCCGAAGCTATCGAGAAAATCCTCGAGTCGGCCGTCGAAGAGCTCACCCGCGCCCGCGCCGCGGTCGATCGCCTCCGCGGCGCGCTGGCCAGCGCTCGGCTCGAATAGGCCCGAAATCGCACGCACAGCGCGTTTTTACGGGGCAGGCGCCCGGACACCTAACCAGCCGGACGTCGGCCTCGAGGCCGCCTGGCGGCGCTGTGCGTGCGCCGACGGGGCATCATCGCGGCCCGCCGTGCTTCGAGCTCGCCGAGCGAGCGCGTCACGTCACTGCGGAAGTCGAGCAGATACGCCAGCTCGAGGTGTGCCCGCGACAGCGCATCGAGCAGCCTTTCCTCGCGCGGCGTCGGCGGCGAATCGCGGAAAAGTTCGTCGTACACGCCGGCCAGGTCAGTGCCCGCCCGTCATGGCGCGGCAGCGGTGGCCGCGCTCCGACGTGTGAAAGAGCACGTGCCAGAAAATCGCGCACCAGCGCATCGCGAGCTGAGCGTAGGCGCCGCGTGCAGCCGTCGGCATGCTGCGCTAGACGGCCGCCGGTGGATCGGAGCGGCCCGCCAGCTCGGCGAGCAGCGCGGCTATGAGTGACCACAAGCGGGCGATGTATCCCGCGGCGCGCTCGCGATCGGCCTCGAGCTCGAGCTCGACGCGCTGCCGTTCGTGCGTGGCGTCGAGGATCTTCGGCGTCCAGCGTTTGCGTTCGTCGTGGACCGCGCGACCGACCGCCTCGCGCACGGCGGCCTCGACTGCCTCGCGGACAATCGCCTGCACGCGGGCGACGGCGTGCTGAACGAGCGCCTCGAGCTCGAGCTCAAGCTCAGGTTGGCGCGGTGGCTCCGCCACTCTGGACCTGGCCGAGCTGCGCCAGTGTCGCGAGTACTTTGTCGCGGTCGATGCCGGGCGCTTTGAGCGCCTCGTCGGTGAGCAGCACGTAGGCCTCGTCGCCGATCGCCCGCCAGAACGCCTCCGTCAGCCGTTGCAGCGTGCCCCATGTCGCGTCGAGGTACTCGGGCACCGCGAGCCGATAGTCGAAGCCGCATTTGTACGTGCAGTGGCCGCCCCACGAGCCCGGCACCATCCCCGGTACGGTGTCCCATAACCCGCCGACCTGTGACTGTGCCGTGGTGGGCAGCTCGATCCCGTCGTACACGCCCCCGAAAAGCTGGATCGCATAGCGCAGTAGCTCCGTGTCGTGGACGTCCACGCTTGCAAACGCCACGAGCTCAATGCCGCTGAGCGGATCGTGCCGCCAGTCGTTGAGCACGTCGAGCTCGATACCCCCCTGGTCGGTCGACGGGTCGCCTGGCACATAGCCGTCGACCTTGCTGTAACGCGCGATCGCGTCGTCGTCCGAGATTGGCGGCGCCGCCACGCCGGCGCGCGCGGCGTCCAGAAGCACCGCGTTGCATTCGCCGGCGATCGTGCAATCGCCTAGCCGATCGTTGGCGAACATGCGCGGGGAAAAGGCCTCGGGCGGCGCGACGTGGTCGAGCAGCGGTGGCAGGTTCGGCTTGTCGATGAAGTTGGCCAGCCGAAACAACACCGTGCGACGGTCCTGGTTCACGCTCGAGCGCGTTCGGCCGAGCGCGACCTGGCGGCCGTCGGGCAAGGTGTGGACGTGGGGGCTGGTGGCGGGTGTGGGCTGCATCGGGGTTCGGTCCTCCATTGGTTACGGGTCGGCGTCCGCGTCGCGGTGAATGGCGCGTACAAGATGCGCGGTTGCGGTGATGACGGTGCCGAGTGCGGCTAAAACGAGTGCGAGCTGTTGGAGGTCCATCGGTCTGATAAACGGCGCGGCAGGCCCTCGCGAGAACATGCGCCAATCACGCGCACCGCGCCGGTCAGTCACGCGGGAGCCGGCCCGCGAGTCACGCCCGCGGCGAGCGTCACCAGCGCTTGCCCGAAACGGCGCACCTGGTCGCGCAGCATGGCCCGCCAATGCCGCGCGCAGCCGGCCCGCCCGTCGATCAAGTACAGCGCTCGACGGCCGCACACGCGGCCCCGTCGCGCGTAGACGCAGCCGCTCGCATTCAGCCCAGGATCTCGCCCGCGCGGTTGCGCACGCCGTCGGCGAGCTGGTGCACGGTTGGCGGGTCGTCAGCGCTTCCGTCGAGCTGGTCGGCTACTGCCAGTAATTCACCGGCGAGCTGTACCACGCGGCTTTTTTTGGCCACCCATCCGGGATCTTCGGTCGGCGCTGGTGGTGGTGGCGCGAGATCGTCGGCGCAGATATCCGGGTCGACGTTGCCGAGCGCGCCGACGGTGAGCGTGCCCTGCGGCTGCTTGGCGATCACCGCCTCGAGCGTGAAGCCGCCAAAGAGGGTCACCACCGACACGTCGTAGACGCCGTCGTACTGCGCTGGCCACACGCGGCGGCCCTGGTCGGCGAGCATGGTCGTGTCGCCTAGGTACGGCACGTGATACCAGCGCCCGCCGTAGTAGATGCTGCCGCCGATCGAGGCGCCGAGGATGGTCGGATACGTGTCGGTCAGCTCGAAGAGCACCGCGAGCTGATCGAGGCGCCCCTGGAGCGACAGCGCCGCGGTAGCCGTCGGGTGATTGGCAACCGCGGGCGGGGGCTGGCGCTCGAGGCGGGCGAGATGCTCGGGCGGGAGCTGCATCTGCACCGGCGCGCCGATGCCGAGCGCTTGCAGCGGGGCGATGGTGGTGTCCTCGATATCGTTGGCCACCGCCAGCAATCGGCCCGTGAACGGCTCGAGTAAATCGAGTTTGCGCTGCGTGTCGTCGAGGCCGAGGCTAAACCACTTCCAGAGATACGCGACGACGTCCCAACCGTTGTCGAGGCCCCATTGGATTTGTTGCGCGGTGACCCC